GTGCGTAGTTGCATTCGTAACATCCAAGCCAGGCATTTATCATGGATCCCAAAGAGTGCTCGGTATAACGAGTGCTCAAACCGTAGGGCGGCCTGAGACACATGTTGATCAAATCGATGTGCATCAAGCCCCACTGCGACTGGGCACTTAAATCGTTGCCAAGACTCATAGATAGCCTGGCCTCTTTCATCAGCGTTAAGGCCTTTCATGACCGTCGGTCCTCCCCACATTTCATCAATTGCACCATAAATCACATGCTCACATGCTTTGGTGTAGACTCCGAGACTCAAGTTATAACGCGTCGATCTTGGTTGAATGATTCTGGGATCAGAATCTGCATCCTCCATCGATTTGTCATCCTTTGGTGTTAAGTTCAACTTCTCGGCTTTCACAAAACTTGAAACGTAAGAATCTTTCTCTTCCAATGGTTTAATAGCTAGAGAGTCCCGAGCTTTTTCATACGCTCGTCGCTTTCGCCCAGTATAAGCACTGATAAACTGATCAGTGGTTAAAGGTTTGACGACTCGAGTATGTTTAAGCAAGGCACGTCTAGCTGCTCCATGGTAGTGAACGAATTTCGCGTAACAGGGTCTGTAGGGCCTCTCCCACCCTCCGTTCCCAGTCTTGTGAAAGAACACTCGTGTGATGATTGCACGAAGTGCTGTGTCTTCATCTGCATTGTGTACGCCGTACTGAACCCCAACCCCTATAGGAGCAAGGTTGTAGATCTTACGCTCTCTATACCGACCCCCAATGCTATCACGGATTGCTAGCTTCTCAGCATTAGGATCATTTGGACAACCCTTCATGCCAAACAGGGCATCTAGCACTAGGTCTATGTCTAATTTGGCTGAGAATCCGTTTTTACATTGTGGGCCTCTCTAGAGAGCGGCACGGACGTATCGCGCTTTCTTCTCCATGGGTGAGAGTTCCAAAGGGGAGCATCGTAAGTAACTAAGCGCGCGCCACACTTTATACAAATAACTTGTATAAAATGTGTCGTGCTCAGCTTCACTGCAGTCGATCTCGTGTTTGGTAGGGGTGAAAACGCAAGCAATAAGGATGGTTACATGTTTAACCATGTCCACCTTACGAAAGCATTCCAACCTCTTTTCATCACTAAAGATCTCAGCAACGATAGCCCTCCTTATGACATCCCGATTTGGTTCCGTATCCCGTGGCGTACCATGCTTACACTTAACTGAAGCTAGGATCAGCCTCTGAAATTTAGTGAGGTCTGGTTCTTCCTCTATTTCTGTTACGTGTCCTTGTATGGTGCGAATGTCAGTGAAGATTGCGCGGTGCCCCTTTCTTCTCATGAGCCCGAAGAATAGGGGCAATGGGCACCACAAAAATACACATGCGACAAAACAGCATATTAGTGTGGTTGTTAGCTGTATAACGGTTTCCTTATCCAACGCTGCAGCTAAAACGTCGGCGGAGTGTAAAATGTTCATAAATAGTTCGATCATTGGAATAGTAGTTGCGTCAACAACTCACCAAGTTCATTCAATAAGAACAGACCAAATGTGAAGTTGGCGACTAGCTGTAGTCCAAACTTCTCCCAGTAGCCAGCTACAACCAGGAGGAGGTGTTCACGAGGTAACATTACGAACAC